AGACATTGGGACCACATGCGTTCTATTTTTTTTGGTTAGACGCATACCTTTTTTTAGCTGCTCCCTAGTCTGCTTTTCAAAAGTAATAGCCCTTTCCTCAAAATCAATAAATGACCATTGGAGTCGGCGCACCTCAATTGTGCGAAGCATGGTATAGAACAAAAATAAAATAGAATTAACAGTTGATTCAGCACCGCCATAACTATCGATTCGCACTCTAAACAGCTTTCTTTCAGCCAAGCTTAGCGGTCTTGCATGCTCAACATCAGGTCGTGCAATAACTTCGCGTACCGCATATGTCGGATCGTTCTCAGCTCTTAGTGTCGCAATGGCATACCTCATCACAGAGCCAATCTTCTTTCTGTTTTCAATTGCTGTTACTTCGCCAGTGCCACGGTTATCCTGACCCTTAACGCGCTTTACTGTATTTTGCATGATCTTCAAAACGTCAGCAGAGGTCACATCTTTAATATTTTTATGTCCGATGACTTTGTAGATATCCTTTTCCATTGCCCGATGAAAAGCGTCAATATAAGTTTGTGATTTATCCTTTAGGCGATCCGCAGCATATTCCTTTGCGATTGCCTCAAAACTGTTTTCATCACAAAGCAGGGCAGCCTTTTCTTGTTGGCGATGCACAGCTGGATCAATGTTGTTGGCAAGCAGTGATTTGATTTCATCTTGCTTTTGACGTGCCTCAGCCAAGCTTACGATAGGATATTCACCCAGGCTAATCATTGAGGCTTTTCCTGCATAACGATAGCGTACGCGCCAAAGCTTTGTACCGGTAGAGCGAACCTCAATACATAGTCCGCCTTGGTCAGCAATACGGTATGCTTTTTCCATTGGTTTTAGTTTTTTTAACTTGGTATCGTTAAGCATGTGAGTAACGCAAGAGATTAAATATTGTTACTCACTATATTACTCACAAAAGCGATTAATACAATTTAATTCTATTTTATGGTATTTAACTGGAAAGGCTTGAAAATAAAGACATAAGGATTTTGATTTAATGGCATTTTACAGTATTTAATTATTATGATAATTCTCGATCATGAGAAGCATATCGCACGTAACCTCTTGAGAATTATGAAAATGAGTATCTTTATTTCTAATCGTTACTCACTATGTTACTCACTTTTAGAAAAGTGACTGATTTTACAGGCATTAAAAAGCCGCTCAATCAAGCGGCTACTTTACCAGTTTTTGAATGCCTTGTGACAACTTCGTTCACATAACTATTTAGGTAGTAACTTCGTGGACCATCTTTGCTTGGCTGGTCAATTTCTCCTTTTTTGATCCTGTCATATAAAGTTGGCTCACTCATATTCATCCGCTTCGCAAATTCCTTGATACTTACTCGGCGCTCATCTTGATTTGCCATTGCTCTTTTAAGCTCCTGCATCTCATCAAAGATAGCTTCGAGTAAATCACGTTCAGATTCACTCATGACACCTCCTTTAAGCTTCTTACTACCGTCTCCGGCAATCCAAATACATCTTTAAAAGCTTGATCAAAACCACCGTCAGCAATGAATTGATCCATCACGGCGACTTGCTTATCGATACTGCTATCTTCAGAAGGCTCACATGGTTTTTGAATATCAGTCATTGTTTTTCTCCTTGAGCCTTCAAGTATTCAAACTTTGCATCTGCCCAGTTCTTAGAATCATATGGGCTTAATCCTTTTTTCTTGCACCAATCAGCGCACCAGAGCCATTGCGCATCGTCATATGGGGTGGGTTCAATTATTTGGTTATTGCTATCCATCACGCCACCTCATAGAAGCGCTTGGCTTCTTCAAAATTTGATGTAGTAAGTGGTGATGAGCCTTTTTTGTAGCATTCAACAATCTCACCATATTTAAAAACTTTGCATGCTGTTGGTAGGTCAAAGCACTGGTACATCGGCTCTTTAAACCAATCTTCTGTGTAAAACATTTGTTCTTGGTGGTCTTCGGCTGTGCCTTCCCACTCTTGAACCTGAAAGTATTCATCAAATGATTCGATCATGAACTGATTGCCTTCAGCCTTAGTCATTGCTCTGTAACGAGCCAAAGCACGTTCAGCAATTTCTTTTGATACGGCAGGTGACTGCTCATGCGGACTATCATCTTCAGGGCAGATTCCTACGCACCACAATTTATTCTTTTCCATCACGCCACCTTCACATCTAAATAATCAGGGTTATCCAGATGCTCCTCATATTCATGAAATAACACCTGGCATGCCGCATTACCTGTTAAATCTTTCTTTAAGAGCACGTAACTCAGTGTCTTGCGTGCGCCTTTGCCGCTAAATGTCGAACTGCCATCTGCAAGTTCATTTTTGATATAACCCAATTTTTCTAGCCAAAGCTTAAAGCCAACCTCATGCTTCTTTTTAATTCTGAAGATCATCTGTACCCCCAGGTGTTCGCAAAATTTCGAAGGCAATCATCAATACCGAATAGGTTGATGTTGCGGTAAGTTCTAACCCGACCTTTGTGCTGCACAAGCAGCACGCGGGTCATAGAAGAGTAGGAATAACTCATGAAGCCTCCCCAGTTTCAGCAGCTTGAATCAAGGCATCTTTGCGCTGTGCATACAGGCTAAGTAGTTCCTGATGATCAGCTGGAAGTAATTTAGCTGCAGGTATCGCTGGTGCTAGTCGTTCTAAAGTTTCTACTGAATCCATGTCATAGATCCGATTGATCAGAACCTGTTTTTTCTTCTTGTAGAAGAGATCAATAGGGGCACTACCATGTTCAGCACTTTCCACTGATGCTTGTTTGCGTGCGGCATTTTCAATTTGATCAAACATACTTGGTTGCTGAGCTTCAATGACTTCATCTGCGATTGGTTCAGGTTCAACCTTCGGCGTGTATTGCTCTGGATCCAGCTCAAGCAATTTATCTTCCGTAAGCTTGCATAAGTGCTGTTGATCTTTTTGATCTAAGTGTCCATTGGCCAGAAATACGTGACGGAATGAAAGAACGTCATCCTCCTTAGTAAACTGATCAATTTGTGCAGTGAACTTTTCAACAAGCTTTACCCGGTCGGTTTCAACTGAATCCGCTTCAATTTCTGTAACTGGAGTTTCAGTATTAATAGTGGCTTCTTGCTCTATGGCTTCAATAGGCTGAATCAGCTCTGGCTCAGGCTGTTTTTCAATATCTGGTACAGCATCACCTGGGCCAGCTGGAATGCTAGCCTGTTCAGCCTCATTCTTAGCTTTGGTTGAGCGTCTCTTTTTAGGTTTGCCTGTATTGTCTATAGTTGGAGGATAGACAATCATTCGACCAAATAGTTCACCCATTGCAACCAATTGTAATTCAGCATTTTCTTTATCCGCCTGAGCAAAACCATTGTCGACAGCTTTGAAATACTCCATGCACTGTTTGCTGTATTTAATCTGTGAGATATGGTCAGGATGAATAATAAAGATTTCCTGATCTTCCACGATATCATCAAGAGTCAAAGGCTTGGTAAATGTAATACCAGCCAGTTCCATGGTTTCAATCTTGATGCAGAACTCATAGCCTGGCATAGCGAAAATCGTAGCAGGGAACTGAGACAGATCATCAAAATCCATTAACTCGCCAGCAGCGCGGCACATGATATTTCGGCCAGCCATCATTGCTTCAAAAGCTTCTTTGCTATTTAGAATTTTCATGCTGTCATTGCTCCCTTCGCCAATTGTTCTATGTCATTTTTTACAGCTTCAAATTTGGAAGCTTCTATCTGGTTGAGAGCATCAAGCCCCAAGTGTTCACACACTGTTTTTGCATCAAGCCCACAGGTATCGATAAAGTCCTGTAGATCGGCAAGCTGCTCATCAGAAATGCCATTAAACTCTGGTGGATCTGTCCATGCATTGCGCTGTCTATCGAATATGCACTTCATTTCCAGAGCACGACGAACCAGCTCGGCACGCATATTCTTGTAATACAGATGAGTGTCTTCAAGGGACTGAGTGAGCTGATTTAGATCACTCGCATACTGGGCCTCACCACAGCTTTGTACCCAGTTTTCTAGATCTTCTTGAGCCTTGATTGCGGCCAATTGATCTGGTGTCAGGGTATTGATATGGTCCTTAGCCTGTTTGATAAGATCGGCCAGAAATGTAGGGCTGGTCTTTAGATCCGGCACCCATACTTCACCAGTCTCACCGCCTAAACCACCCGCATTTTTAGCGTGATGGGTAGGGCAAGGCTTAAAGCTAATTACCCGGGCATTCTTGCCTTCACCAGTAGTGACTGTGGTCAAATAGCCCATAATGTCAGCAATGCGATATAGCTCATTTCGGTTCTTACCACCCAGATCAGGGCGATAAATTACTTGGTCACCGCTTTGATCTTCAGAAGCGTGAGCAATAAACACCACATCTTTTCCTGAAGCGATCAGCGTATTCACGTACTGCTTAAAGATGTTGTTGGCCAAGCCCTGGGCTTTAAGCTTTAACGATCCATCTTTTTGTTTGTTGGTCGCATTCAGCATTAAATGTGTTTTGATGCTTTCAAGCATTGCACCGACGGTATCAATCACAATGGTGTTATACGGTTCAAGATCTGCCATTGTTAGGTTTGCAACGTCAGACCACTGGTGAGCCTGAACTACAGCACCGCGACGAAGTTCACCAGTACGGTGGGAACCTTTGTCAAAGTCGAATGAAATAGCTTTATCACCCGTAAAGCCGATAGAGGTTTTACCCAAGCCCGGATCGGCGTACAGGTAAACAATAATTGCTTGGACCAACAGCGCCTGATTCGCTGGAATAATATTAATCGCCATCTCAACGTACTCCTGCAGGACGGTTATTGCGCTTAAAGTTCTTATAGTCTTCAGATGCAAAGAAGCCGGTATTTTCCAAAATTTGATGACGCTTGTTCTTCCGCATAGCAACACGCGCATTTTCCAACCCATCTAAAATCCATTTTGGAGTAAGGGATTTATCCATCTTCCTCAATGAGCCATCCGGCTGAATGGAGTAGATCTGCGTATTGCAGAAATAGTCGGAAATAGTTCCTGAGCTTTTGACACGTAGAGCAAAATAGCTGGCCCGAGTTTTACCTACTCGATATATTTCAAGTCCCTCAAAGGTCTTGATGTACTCAGAGAAGTAGCGATGAGTTGAGTTGAACTCAATCGGCATTGGCACTACAGGTAGCTCATCTGCTTTGAATTGCAGGAAGCCGGTATAAAGGTCTACAAAATTAATTTGAGTTCGATCATCAAGAGGAGACCAGTCATTAGAGCCATACTCACACCAGTAGACCGATTGGCCATTCAGGAGTGCTTCAAAAATTTGATCAGCAGAATTTAAAATCATTTCACACCCCCAGCAATCGCAGTATTAATTTTCACAATCTCGTAGTAGTCGATGTGAGCATTCACAGTTTCATCAAACCGAACGACGTTTAAGATGTTGGTGCCATCCACGGAGGCATCATCAAAACGAAACTCAACAAAAATGTCGTACTCATCCGCTTTTACTTTTGCAAAGCACATCTGCTTGCAAGAGATGCTCTCAACCTTGTAATGCTTTGCAACGATGTCGACTTGTGGCTCTGCCAATTCGGTAGAGGTTTTAGCTGGTTGAAGTGCAAAGGCGAATGATGCGACTGCGGCTATAGCACCGGCAGTGAACATTGCACCGAATGCAAATTTGATATTCTTCTTTGATTGACTCATAATAGTCTCACTCAGTAGGGTGATGGGTCACGCCTCAGGTTGTTGCTGCAACGCTGGGGCTTTTATTTGTCTGTGAGATAAAATATACCTGCGAGGTAAAATAAAGTAAATACCTGTTAGGTAAAAATAGTAAAAATATTTTTACTCTTCAGGTGAAATAAGTTTTAATAGACAAAAGAAAACCCACACAGGGTGGGTTAGATGGAGTTTATTGAGATGACTAGAGAAGAATTTCGAGCGAATTTATATCAAACATATGTATCCTCTGGTATGCATGATCCAGTGTTGATACAGGAATATATACAAATTGCTGAATCTTTTGTTTTTGACCGGGTAAAATTTACTCAGAGCGATTTTGAGCTGCTCACTAAAAATATGGCTGTAAAAAATTAATTCTTATTTAGGTCATTGGGTGATACTACCCTCAAGCACTCTTCATAAACCTCTTTCCAGTACGCGATATCACCTGCTTGGTTATTCTGTTTATAGTAAGCAGGGTTTTTAAGGTTGATACGCGTTTGTATGATTTTATCAGCCATCTCAATAGCTAGGCGTTTTTCTTCAATTGAAGGCATATTTCTCTCCACCCGATCCAAGAGCCGCGTCGGGTTCGCATTTTTTATTAATTAGTCTCAGGTGATTTGCTTAGGGCTTTATCCTGATACATTTTTTCATCTGCCTCTATGATAGCTGCTGATAGACCGTATGTGGGATTTCGCATTGCAAAACCAATTGCAGCACTAATGCCAGCTTTTGCAATAGCAGTTTGAATTCTGGTTGCAAGTTTATCCGCATTTTCTCGGCTGGTTTCAATACTAAGTACAGCAAATTCATCACCACCTAGACGAGCGACAATATCATTATTGCGTACAGTGTTTTTGAGGGTTAAAGCCATTCTTTGAATGAGTTCATCACCTGCAGCATGCCCCAAAGTATCATTGGTGATCTTGAGGTCATTAAGATCAATCATAAGAATAGCAACAGGGTGACCATATCGCTTGCAGCGCTTTTCTTCTAATACAATTAACTGGTCCCAAGCACGACGGTTAAAAAGGCCAGTCATGGGATCGGACAATGCCTCCATTTCAAACCGTTCAGCTTTACGTATGTACTCAGCGGCTTTTAATTCAGCTTGAATATTATAGCTAAGCACTTGTGCTAGCAGCTCAAATAATGGAGCTTCCTCGACCAGATTTTTAGATTGAGGTTCAGGATCGATTGCACAGAGAGTGCCAAAAAGGGACCCATCTTCTTTATACAGAGGTTGGCCGATATAGGCTTTAATTGGGACTAAGTGATTTATAGGTGCGTCTACGTAAACTTGAATATCAGGTGAATAGGGGGCAATGCGGGGCGCATTATTTTGTACCATGTGTGAGCAGAAAGAATCTGCCCATCGAAATACTTGTCCTG